GTACAAAAAGATTATTTAATGGAACAGTTGAAGATTATAAAAAGCAAAAGAAATAATTAATTTTTTATAGGTAACCTAAGGAATTTTCTTAGGCTACTTGTTAAGAGATTAAAGTTATATGAATATTGCTGTTGAAGGAGAAACAAATTTAATAGGTTCAGTAATAGGAGGAGGAAATACCACATTAAGAACATGGGAATTAAAATATTCTGATATTCATGATAAAGATAAAGGATATAACTTTGGTATTAGTGGAAGTGCTTCATTTAGTAAAAACGATAAAATGGATGGAGTTGCAAATGTTGTAGGTGGTAATGCTGGAAATGTAATAAGAGATGAGCAGTTAGAATATCTCTTTAATATAGATAAAATAAGAGCTCAAGAAGAAGGAAGAATATTCTATATTAATAAACAAAAATTAAATCCATTTACAGCACATAGTTTTATATTTGCAGAACAAGAAACAACAACACCAAGTTATAGGAAATGGCAAAAGATAAGAAATGGATATGATGATATCTTAAGATTATTTAACAGTGATACATATAAAGATTTCTTTAATAATAAAAAAGAAGAAAAAAAGGAAAGTGGTAAAAATGAAAAATAGGATAAAATATTTAGTTTTATTTACAATAATGTTTATATTCTCAGCTTGTTCGGGACTATTTGAGTTTAAACCATATTTTGTAATAGGTACATATAATGATGATATATACGGAATAATAGAAAACGGAAAAGTCAATAGAATGGGAGCTTCAAGAGATAATATTGATAAAGTAAATAGTATCATATCAAATAAATATGGAATAAAATTCAATACAGGAAATAGAATATATGCTAATGAAGATTCACGAACATTTTATAATATAAAATTTTATAATGATTTAAAATTTATATTAAATGGAAAAGAATATATTATACCAAAAGAAAAAATAGTAAGAGAAGAAAGAGATCAAGGGGATATTTGGATAGAGTATAGCTATCCAGCACCAGTGGATATAACAAAAACAAATGATGATAGCTATATACTAGAAATAGGAGAAATAGAAATATTAGATAAAAATAGAAAAGTAATAAAAGCAAAAGAAAAAATACCTCCTCTTTTATTTAAAAAAACAATGGTAAGAGCTTTAAAGAAAAATTTTATTGGTTCTGAAGATATTTATTATAGAGGTTGGGTTGAAGATTATCCAAAAGACCCAAGTACATTAAAGAAAATATATTAATAATTTAATTTTTTATAGGTAGCCTAAGGAATTTTCTTAGGCTACTTGTTAAGAAATTAAAATTAAAGGACAAAATTTTTCTATATGGTTTCAATGTTTCAGCTGGAAGTTCATCTGTAGGAGCAGGTGTAGAATATGGAAAGAATCTAGGTAGTGACTTAGATAAGATGACTGGTGGAAAGTATGATTTAGAGAATAAACTAGGTCAAGTGTTTTATAATTCTTACATTAAATTTAAAACCTAATACAACTGGGAAAGGTCATGGTGTTATAGGATATGATCCTTACTATTTTAGATGGGATTCAGACAAAAGAAAATTTGATATAGATGAAAGATTAACAGGACCATTACCAAAAATAGAAGAAAATGAAGTAATAAATAAGGTAGGTGTATATCAGTGGCAAAAAAAATAATAGTAATAATTTTTAGTGTATTAATTTTTAATGCATGTTCAGTTTATAGTTCTTATTATAGTTATTATCCTGTTGAAGAAATAAAAACACTTGCAATTAAGGGAACAATTAAAAATGGTGATTCAAAAAATTCCCCATTAAGTAGTATATCTGTAGAAGATAAAAGAAATCTTAATGGTAAAAAACATAAATTAATATTATTGAATAATTCAATAAAATTAGTAAAAGATGGAAAAGAATACATAATTCCATATTCAAATTCAAATAACTATGAAGATATTTATATCTATATCTATAAGAATGGAGTAAATATAATAAATGGAGATTTTATAGCATATATAGGAAAAGTAAAGTTAGATACAGGGGAAATAATTAATCTTCCCCCTTTACATTTTAAAAAAGAAATATTAGTAGAAAATTATAACCCTATATTAGATACATTAAATCAAAATACAACTAAAAAAATTTTCGATGGTTTAATGGAAGATTATGAAAAAAGAAATAAATATTAATTAATTTCACATATTAGCCTAAGATATAATTAAATTATTTATTAAAGAATCAAAATAAAAACAAAGAACCATAGAGAAAATTAAATAAGGAAGGTGTTATCAATGAAAAAAACATTATTAATAATTTGTGGAATATTTCTTTTTAATGCTTGTATGACAAATGACTACTATTATATTAGTCCAACAGGAGAGAAAAGTAAAATTGTAAAACCTAATCCTCCAATAAAAATTCAAAAAAATGAAGTAATAAATAAAGTAAGTATTTATCAATAAAAAAATGAATGCTTAGTCAAGCAATAGGGATATAAGAATTAAAAGAAAGAAATAATTAATTTTTTATAGGTAGTCTAAGGAATTTTCTTAGGCTACTTGTTAAAGAATTAAATATGATGAATTGGCATAGTCAAGGTTCAATATATGGGGAAGCAATGATACATTTCTTAGATACAAATAATGTGAAAAAAATGGCAGTACCAAATTATAATTATAAAATAGGTGAAATGGACGGAAAAGATATGAGAAGTATATTTGAAAAATGGAAAGATAAAAGAACCCAAGAAAAAAAGGTATGGAGGTAAATAATGAAAAAAATATTTATAAGTTTGATATTTTTAATTATTTTAACAGCTTGTGTATCAACTAGATATAGTTATTATCCAGTTAGTAGTTATGGAATTAAAAAAGTTTCTATATCTGCAAGATTAGCAAATGCAGAAGATGAAAATTCTCATATTGATTATATATGGGTATATGATGAAAGAAGTAAAATTACAAATCATCATAAGGTTAGAATATTATCTCAAACAATAAAAATAGTTGATAATAAAAATAAAGAATATATATTAAAAAATAATCCTGATGATGATGGAAATATATTCTTATATAAGCAAGGAGTAGTAATAACAGATGATTTTAAGGTATATATAGGGAAAGTGCAGTTAGATGATGGAACAATAATAGACATACCTCCTCTTTCATTTAAAAAAAATGTTTATGTAGAGAGTTACAATCCAGTTACAGATACAATAAATGCAGGAGCACGTACAAAAAGATTATTTAATGGAACAGTTGAAGATTATAAAAAGCAAAAGAAATAATTAATTTTTTATAGGTAACCTAAAAAATTTTCTTAGGCTACTTGTTAAGAAATTAAAGTTATACGAATATTACTGTTACAATTTTACTTGACCAGAACAATCCAGATGATAATGTTCCAAAGTATTTAGGGAATAAACCAAATGTAGAGGATTGGCAAAATCATCCCGTTGCTAACTATAATCTTAAAGATTATATTTATGATCCAATAGAAAAAATTTATAAAAGAAAACTAACAGATGAGAAAAAACCTATTCCTAATACTACAGTAATTATAGAAGAAATGATAGATAAAGATAAGAAATTTAATTATAACCCGAGGAGGTAAAAATGAAAAAAATAACATTCTTACTTGTTTTGATATTTTCTTTGACAAGTTATGCTTCAATTAAAATATTGAGTGGTTATTCTATAATATTACCTAAAAATAAAGAAGAAAACTTAGATAAATTAATAGAATTTTATGGAGATGTTGAAAATACTTCTGATGAAAATTCATATTTAAAAGAAATTAAATTATTAGAAAAAATTACAAATCCAGTAAAAGGAATTAAGCTTTTAGAAACAGAAATTGTAATAGAAACAAATAAAAAATATATATTAAAAAATATAGATAAAAGTAATTATATAAAAGTTTATAATCAAGGAGTTAAAATAAATAGTGATACATTTACTATTTATATAGGAGAGATTCAATTAGAAAATGGAAAAATAATTAACATACCCCCACTTAAATTTAAAAGATATGTATATGTATATAAAATAAATAAATTTTTAGATACCCTAAATCAAGATACAAGAGAAGATTTATTTAGTGGAACAATAGATGAGTATAGAGAATGGAAAAAGAAAAATAAGTAATAATTAATTTTTTATAGGTAGTCTAAGGAATTTTCTTAGGCTACTTGTTAAGAGATTAAATATGATGAATTGGCATAGCCAAGGTTCAATATATGAAGCAGCAATGATACATTTTTTTAGATATAAATGATAGGAAAGAAATAGCACTACCAAATTATAATTATAAAAGAGGTGAAATGGATGGTAAAGATATGAGAAGTATATTTGAAAGATGGAAAGATAAAAGAACCCAAGAAAAAAGAATAGGAGGAAATTAAATGAAAAGTTTTTTAGTATTAATAATTTTAATATTTTTAACAGCATGTATAAATACAAGATATTATTATTATCCAGAAAACTATAAGAATAACAATATATCAGTATCAGGAAATTTAGTAGAGTTTAATAATCAAAATTCTCCTCTTAACAATATATGGATATTAGATTAAAGAGTATGCTATTAATACTAAACCTGATTCAGATCATATATATGTATATGACCAAGGAATAATAATAACAGGAGATTTTACAGCTTATTGTAAGACGCAAAACAATTTGATAAAAATTTCAAGATGAAATGATAATTTTTTATAAAAATGAAATGATAAAAAATTTTCTTTGAAGAAAACAAAAAAGGAGTTTGAATACTCCTTTTAATTTTTATCTTTATCTTGCTCATCTTGCTGTTTTAACTGCTTGAAGAACTTCTTAATAAATAAAGGAAAGGGGAAATTCATTTCTCCCAAATTTTCAATTATACTTATTCCTTCATTCCCTATTACTGAAAATATTATTACTTCTTTAAAAGACAGGGGAACATTGAATAAGCTAATTGGAATATTTATAGGAGTCCCTTCTATTAATTTATCAAGTGAAGCACCTATTATAACAGCCAAAATACAAGAGGCTTTCTTTATAATCCCTCTAAAAGCTTTTTTAGATGATATTTCTTTCTTATAGATGCTCTTTAAATATCCACTTATATAATCAACTATTATAAATGTCATCATTATTTCAAGTGATTTGCTCCAACCACCTAATAAATATAATATAAAGCCAATTGTCCCTCTTATAAACCAGTGTTCAAATAACCCATTCATCTTCCCCATTTTAATCTCCTAAAGTTTTCCTAATTTTTGCTCCCATTCACTATAATATAGCTTTGCTTCTTCTGTCCTATCAAAGACAGCTTGATTTTTATATCCTTCATTTTTAAGTTTTTTCTCCCAAAAAACTTCTCCAAACATCCTAACAGCCTTATACATTACCTTTCTAACCCTGTAAGATACTCCATTTTCTTTTAAGATAAACAAAAATATTTTATCAGCTAGTTCTCTATTTATGCCTGTATCATTGAACTTAGAGTATAAATAATCATGTATAACTGCTGCTTCTGTATTTTTTCCATATCTCTCAAAAAATGGTCTAAGTATAAGTGGAATACTAGCACCATCCGTTCTGAAACCTTTTGGAATTGTTATTGGAAAGTTTTTTATATATTTAGTGTAGTCTTCAACAACTACACTAAATAAATTATTTTCTCTTTTTAATTTTATGCTATTCTTCAACATTTTCTGCTTCCTCTATGTCGATTTTTCTTCCAGTCCCAAACACATCAGAAAATTTTTGAAGAGCTTTTTCTATTCCTTTTCTTATTCTTTCTCTACTAAAAAATTTTCTAATTAATATTCTCGCTGGATATGGTAATTTATCAGTTCTATATGTTATAAACTTAACTGCTGCATTAAGTTTTCTTTTATTGTCCCCATGTTTAAAGCTCTCCTCTGAAGCAATAACTGCAGCATCAAACAAATTAACATATTGCTTTCTGTTATAAATAATATATCCTAAAATTAATCCTGCTAATGCTATCCATAGCCATTGTTCTTGGCTAAAACCTTTTAAATATGTAATTACTTGATTTATCATTTTCTAATCCTCCTATTTTTTATTATAAACTACCTTATAAGGTATTTTCCCTGCTCCTCTGATTTGGAAATGTACAGCATCTACTTTTTTCCATTCTCCACCCCATTCAATATTATATTTATCTATTAACCCATGTTTTTTGGCAGTTTCATAGATATCTTTATAATAATGAAAGTCTTGTGGCCCTGCTTTGTAAACTGTTACTTCCACTTCTTTTTCCACTTTTTTACCATTTTCTACCACTATTTTTTTAGTTTTTTCTTTAACTAACACACCAATATCAATAGCATAACCAAGTCCATCAATCTTCTCTTGATGATTTGATTGAACTTTATATCCATCGCAATTTGTTCTCCATGCTCCTGGAATAGTTCTACCATATTGATATAGTTTGTTTTGCTCCTCTGCTGTTCTCATTCCACAAGTTATTTTGAAATCATGAGGACTTAATCCTATCAGTTCTTCCATAAATCTCACTAGATCAGGATGAACTCCTATCATCATTTTTTGGCTTGCTTGTGACAAACTAAACATTTGCATCACCCCTTTTATTTCCATTCAATAGTTTCCAATTCTTCCAAAGTTTTAGCTTCCATTGTTTTTTTTGCTATTGCTGTGTACTCCTCTTGTGCAGCTGTTCCTCTTAATATCCATAATAGATATATATGATTAATTTCTCCAAAGGTAAAGGAATCTACTGAATTGTCTTTTAATCTCCAATTTATTTTAAAATTTTGAATTACTTCTGATAATGTTGTCTTATCTTTTATAATTGCTTTTACTTTTTCTTCAAACCCTTCTGGAACTTCAACTTTTAGAAACTTAACAGCTTCTATAATTGCTTTTGGATCATTACTTGTTGTTGCTATATCTATTGCTGATTTTACTCTTAAGAAATTGATTTCATCTGCTTCACCCATCTGAAAGATTTTCCCATTATAATCAAAATCAGAATAAATTTTATCCAGTAAAACTTGTCTAAATTTTCTTCTTGTAATATGCTTTAAACCTTCCAGGTCTAAATCCCATTTATTAGTCTCTTTATTCCAAAAATGGTATTTAGTCGGCTGAGGGGCTTTAACAAGTTTTTTATTTTTTATAAATTCACCAGGTTCTAGTTGAGTTTCTATCCCTTGTTCTATTCTTTCTTCTCTTGTCATTTCCATTAGTTCATTATTCTTGATTATTGGATATTGAAAATTCTTATCTGTTATGAACATATCATCAGTATATTCAGAAAAATAATTAAGTGGATTATTTTTAACATCTTCTAAACTGTTGGAATATACTGAATATTTTAATTCTATGCCTTTATAAAAGTTTATTACATTGCTCATTTATTGCTCCTTTCTAAAATATTCCTAGCTTTTTACGAAGCTGAATAATATTATTTCTTACTTCCATAGGGTTAGCTTTTTGCAAATAGTGTTTACTTGTTACATTGCTACTTGTATGATTTGCATAGCTACTAGCAACACCTAATCCTGCAAGATTATTTATTAAATTGATTGATGATTTTCTTAATGTATGAGGGTATAAGTCTGGGATATCTAAAATTAGTCCCATCTTTTTTATCCTGTTTCTTATAGTTCCTTGGCTCATTTGTTTATAATTACTTCCATATTTTGTTATAAAAAGCCATTCACTAGTTATCTCCTTATCTTCTCTATATTTAATCCATTCTTTTAAAAGAATCTTACATTTTTCAAAGAAAAAAGCATTTACTATATAGCCTTCTTTTTCTTTTACTCCTTCAAAATATCCCTCTTCTAGTCTTAATTGCTCCAATTTTAAGTTTTGAATTGCTGAAATTCTACAAGCACTATCTAAAAATAATTCCCATAAAATCCTATCTTGAATATCATACTTTTTACTTTGAAATTTCATAAAGAGTCTAACAGTCAGTATTTGCTCAGTATTTAAAAAATAGTTTTTCCTAATCTTGTCTTTTTCAGAAAATTTTAATCTATCTAGCTTCTTATCGAATGGATGAAACTTGCACTTATTTCTTCTAACACACCATAAATAAAAGCTACTAACTGATGTCGTTTTATTCATTAGTGTCCTTTTGCCATTTCCTAAACTCCTGCAATGGTTTCTGTACTCTTCCATAATTTGAGGCATTTCCACCAATGTGTCTTTACTCAATAAATACCTATTTTTATAATTCTCTTGAAACCATATAAGAAACAACCTGAAATTACTGATATAAGTAGAATAAGTTGTTTCCCATGTTTCATAGTTGCTACTTTTACAACTATTTAGATACTGCTTATAAATCTCCACATTTTCCTTTTTTAAATTTTCCCATCCTTTTAGTTCCATACTTTGTACCTCCTTAAAATTTGTTAGGTACATTATATAAAACTTAATAAATTGGAAAATTTAATTACTTTCGATAACAACAATGCCCTTAAAATTAAAGTTATAACTGTTACTTTAAATACAAATATTTTAATTGGTGATTCTATAAATGTAGATGGAATTCCAAATACTACTGTATTTGTAACTGGATTTTTGTATAACTACATAAAGCAAGAAAAAACGAATATTTACGAATACTGGGACTTACAAGTTTCTCATCCGAACAAATGTATAATTAGAAAAATCAAAAATTATGGTTTTACTTCTTATGCTACGATATTGGCTTTTTATAAGTAGTACAAGTTTAATCTAATATATAGAAAGTATCTAAGTACATACTTTCAACTACTTGTATTGGGGATAAAATATATAAATTTCTAGTATTTTCATCGTATCTAGTTCTTGCTGTTTGACCATTAGGATAAGACACTAATACCTTTAAATTAAAACTTTTAGGCTTGAATTCTTTAGGGAAAGTGAATAGTAAAGCTCCTTCTGTTAGAGTTTTTGATACTCCAGAAGGAATATCTAGAAACACATGTCCTATGCTGCCTTTTTTTTCAAAAATCAAAGCTGTATATCTAGTCCCTTGAGTTTTATCTACAAAATCATATTTGGATAAATTTTCCAATCTCTCAAGAATTGAATGACTGTCCATAGCTATATAATTATTAATATTTGCTGAAATATCTGAATTATTATTCTTGCATAAATATAATTTCTTTGTATTCTTATCAAAGTAGGTCTTTCCAACCTCTTTTAATCCTGGTTCATTTAATATTCCCCCATAATCTTTCCCCATCATTTGAGTAAATTTATTCCCTTCTAGTGCTGTACTTTCTTCTGTTCCATACTTAACAATTCCATACTGCTCAGCTGAAGCATAGTCTATTTTATTTACTTTTTTATTCATTCCTTCATTAAACTCTTGAAGTGATACGTAACTATGTAAGTCAATTTTGGCATCAACTTTTGAACCACTTGTTATATTGAAATAAATTACTATTATAAAAGAATGTGGACTATCTCTCATTAATGGAATATAATCATATTTATCTCCAGCATTAGCATAAGCATAAAGAATTTCTTCACCTTCATTTCCTTGTGCATAAAGTCCAATTTCTCTGAAGATTTTATCTTCTCTTAGCTCAGCATTAGAAAATTGAAGTTCTATAGCTACTATATTTTTTTCATCTCCCTGTATCTTACAACTAGTTACATTAGCTGTCCCCCATACTTCTTTTACATCTGTTAAGAATCTAATCTCAGCATCTGAAGTTATTGAACCACTTCCTAACTTTGCTTTTGTAAAAGTTAAAGTTTCAGATAAGTTTCCATTTATCTTTGCTTGAAGTTGTTCACCTTTTTTTGTTAGCTTTAAGCCTTCAAAATAACTCATTATTTAATTCCCCCTATCTCGATTATTTTAGTAAATCCTATCCCTTGAGCAGTATTTAACTTTGAATTTATTCTCATTGTTTGATCTAGTTTAAAATCAGCTTTTATTTCTATTTTTTTTATATTCTCAACTACTGATGAATAATATTTATTGCTTTTATTATTGATAATTTCAAGCTCCCAATACATCCTTGCTCCAACTTCACAAACTTTATTTAAGTCAGGCATTTTATTAATAACTTTTAAATCATCAATCATATTTACCTTAAATAGTTGACTAGCTACTTTTTGCAATGGTCTTGTTTTTAATTTAGTAACTTCTTTATTAGTAAGTTCCCTAGTAAGTGAAAGTAAAAATTCTGTATTAGGTAATCCATCAAGTGCCATTTTTTTTATAATTAATGCTTGTCTATAAGTCTCATCATCTCGACCACTTCTCTTTTCATCATATCGTTCTCCCATAAAATCAAGAAAAATTCCACTGCATTTAAGAAGAGATGTTTGATTTTTTAAATTTTCAATTAAGCTATCTATATATTCAATAACAGGCTTCAAAGTTTTGTATAATTTAATTGTATTTTCTTTTTGAAAATGCAAAGGTAAACCCTTTATAACTTCATCAATCATGATATTCTCCCAGCACTTTTTGGTATTTCATTAAAGTTTAATTGAATTGAATTACTCCAAATAAGAGTATTTTTTTTTCTAAATTTTAAGTCAAAATCTGTATATTTATAGTTTTTATTATAAAGATATTCATATAAGAATGTCCCATTTGATAGTAAAGCTCCTATTCCAGCTTCATTAATATAGTCATCAATTAAATTTTTTATTTTTAATTCATCAGCACTTTTTATATCTAATTTATACTCAATATCTGCTTGAGCAGGTCTATCAAATCTTATAGTTTCAAAATGATCAGGTACAGATGTTGGAACATTTACCACAACATTTCCTTTAGTATCTGGAGTATGAATGTGCATATAAATAGCATGTGCTATTTCTTCCTTTATTCCTCCATCTACTACTATCCAAATGCTTTTTGGAGAAAGTCCAAAGCTGTCTATATTCATTGTATTGTTTCTTATCCCATTAGCACTTTTTACTCCTGGTAATTTTCTTATAGCATTTAAAATAGGTAATAAACTCCATTCACCTTTGCTATTACCAGCTAAATATCTTTTTAAATACTCATAATCAGTTTCAGAAGAAAGCCCACCTTCTCCAATTTCAACATTTTGTACATCAACTATTGATGCTGGAGCTTTTATAACTTTTTCAATTTTATTAATTTGGATGTTTCCTTCCTCTCCCTCGAATAGGCTTTGAAATAGTATTGTTTTAGTCTTTGAAGAGTCTACTTCAAATCTTTCTATATTTTCATATTTCACTCCATTTTCAGCTTGTATGATAATGTCTCCTTGTAACACATCTACAAAATTAGTTGCTGTAACTTTACAATGTACTTGAGCTTTCGTTCCAAATCTTCTAGGAAAAAAATATAACAAATTGTCTAATTCCTCATTTTGTGCATTGTATATATTTAAACCCCTTGCTATTGAAATTGCTTTATCTTCCAAATAAGAACAAAGATATATGAAAGGTGCTACTAATTTATAGTAATCTCCAGTTGGCTCAACATTGAAATCACTTCCAAAATTTTCTTTTTTTTGTGCTTCTTTTTGTGCTAATTCCATAAGTCCTTGAAAGCCTTTTGTTTCAAATTTATCCACTGATTATCACCTCTTTCTCTATATTGTTATGTTTCTTATGTGTTATATATATTTTTGCCTTTAAAGTTCTTTCTGCTTCAGAAATTATTTGATAACTAACTGTTTCTATTTCAGCTCTATACCATTCTTGTAACTTTCTACAAATATGTTCAAGTTTGTATTCAGCTACATCCTGTTCATTTATTATTCTTATATCAAGCCCTAAATTTTCATCATAAAAGCACTCAATTGAATATATTTTTAAAGAATTTACTACTCTCTGCCAGAACTCATCTATTCCTGAAATAGTTGAAAATTTAATATCTCCATCATCCATTTTTATAGCTTCCATTATGCTACTCCTCCACTTATCTCAGTTCCTTTTGCTACTCCTGAATGTTTATGTTTCTTCAAACTCTTATCTCCAGCAGTAACATCTTCAGATGCTGCAACAGAACCTTTTGTAGATATGTTCCCAGTTTGTGTTGTATTTCCTTTCTGAGTAGTATTTCCATTTATCTCAACATTACCTTCTTGCTTAGAATCTCCTTTCAAATCAATGTTCCCTTCTTCTAATCTATCTCCAATAATTCTAATATCCGAAGGAAATTCCAAACTTTCTGTAGCATTTGGAATTGTGAAAGGTAAAATAAAACCATTGTTTAAGTTATTTCTTCTATTTGAATCCATAACATCATGAGAGCCTTGACTTATATATGAGGAAATATCAAAGGTTAAAACAAAATATGGCATTATATCCCCTTCCTTAATATTCCAATCAATATGATCTTTATTATCTCCAAATAATGCCACTGGAACATTACGAAGTACAGGTAGAGCAACCCCATTTGGACTAAACAAAGGCTCAGCATCTACAAATCTACCCTTTCTTATTTTTTGTATTTTTACTAGAATTATCCTTATGTTTTCCATCATCTTTCATCACTTTAACTCCTAATTTCATATTCCAGCTATCACTTAGACTAATACTTACCTCTTCCACTTGCATAAATCCACTTACATCATCACTTTCAACGTATATTACATCTCCTTTTTTTATGTAGTGAATTGGGAAACATTCAATAGTATAGTCATATTTATTACTCTCTTTTATAGTTTTCTTTTTTTGCTCATTTTCCCATTTATCATCTTTTTTACTCTTTGCTTTTTTATTATCAGATTTTTTATTTACTTTCACTTCTTTTTCTTGCTGTTCAACAGCTTCAGGATTATGAATCAACCCACTTTCAAAGCTTAAATAAAATGCTTGATCTTTTTGTTTATCTGTATAGATATAAAGATCATCACCTTTTAAAGTCATTTTACTCTCTGAGTCTTGAACTAATTCTCTTAACTCTTGAAATCCTTGACTATAGCAAGTAAAACCATTAGTGTAAATTTTATCTTTATTAAGTTCCATAGAAATAAGATTTATCCCCATTTCTTTAGTAACTTCTTTTATTGCTTCAGATATCCTAGTATTCCCATCCAAGCTAATTGAAACTATCTTACTACTATTTTTAGTTCTCTCTGAGCAAGTTAGCTCTTGAATAAATGAAGAACTTTCTTTTATTCTTTTCTTTTTTATAACTTCATATTTTGAATAATAGCCAATATCTTCAGCGTAACCAAACCAAAGTTCTACCTCGCTTCCTATTTCTATATCTTGACTTAAATTATATATTTTGAATGTTCCTACCCCTACTTTTCCTTCTTCTCCTGTTTTTACATCAACATCAAATTTTAAACCATTATTATTATGATCATCTAGTTTTACTCCATTTATAATAAGATAGGAATTTCTAGGAAAAATAGGTCTATTTGCTATAAAATTCATTATTCCTCCACTAACAGCTCAATTTTATCAATATTTTCATAATCAATTTTTATTGCTTTTCTATCTAAAGTATTAGGGATAATATATTTTTGTGGATATTTTTTATTAAAATTTCCTTTTTCATCAACTAATTTATTGAACCATAGTGGGATCCCGAATAGAATTGGCTCATTTGGATATATTAAATTATCATCAATATCATAAAGTGTTATGTACACTCTTTTATCATAAGAATTATATGTAAATTCAAATTGAAAGGTTGTCCCTGCAATAGTTACATCAGTTATATATGGAATAGATTCTTTCATTATATTTATTTTCATTTCTATACTCCTATTATCTATGGCAGTTTTATATGCTCACTTTGTAAATCTCCTTCCCAATCCTTTACTCCTGAGCTTTTATTTTTAGTAACAGCTTGAGCAGCACCTTTTGTATTCTTTTTACCTTTTGTTGCTGTTTTTATCTTTGTTTTATTTCTAACACTAGCTTTAGCTTTTGGACTAGGGGAAGGAATCATAGAAACATGAGCAATCTTTACTTCTACCAATGAAATAGTAAATTCTGTATAATATAATGAAGTTATAGTATTTTCTATATTTGTTATAGCCATATTCTTATACAACTTAATCATGTACAAATCTACAAGTTCCCTTTTATTTCTAAGCTCAAGAACCTTTTCAAAAATTTCTTTGTGATTAGAACCTACAATTTGAACTTTAAATGATAACTCTAACGGATTTTGTGTTATGTTATCAGCTATTTGAGTTCCATCATCAATTGGAATTGTTGGAACATCATTAGAATAGCTTTCAGATATTCCAGAAACTAATTGAAGTTTTATATTTCCCAATAAAATTGGCGGAGTTTTTCTTAGATAATTATCAATTCGGTTAGAAATTGAATTTACATTATTTAGAAAACTACTTACTTTACTCATAATATTTGTGATTGAAAACATCTATATTTCCCCTTTAGCTATTTCATTTTGTAACATCAAATCCTCTAATTTTTCTACTATCATTTCTCCAATTCTATTCCAATCCATTTCTTTTGTTCCAGACATATTTACAGTAAGATTTAATATGATTTTTTTATCAGACTTATTAGAATTTTTTGTATTTACTGAATTACTTGTATTAGAAAACTCATTACTTTCAGCACTTGAATATGCATTATTTTCTTCAGCCGTTAGAACTCTTTCACCTCTGTGAAGCTCAGCGATATAGCCATCAAAAGGGACATAGTCAAGTCCTGTTTTATGAGTCCCATCTATCATAGGGCTATTTGTATTTTTTTTCTCACTATCACTAAAAAACCAAGATATTCCTGGTAATGATTTTATTTTTTCACCTAAACCCGAGAAAAAACCTTTGATGCTTTCCCAAATTTTAGCAACATAATCTAAAATAAAATCAAAAGCTGATGCTGCAGTTGACTTCATTGTCTCCCACACTTCTTTTAATTTATCTATTAAGTTAAAAAATACATCAACTACTTTGTCTTTTAGTCCTATAAAAAAATTACCTATATCAATTATTTTGTTATATAAATAACTTCCTAATTCAGCAAATTTTGCTTTTATAAGATCCCAGTTTTCTATTATCAGTTTTCCAACAGTGATAATTAAACCTATTGGACTAAGCCACATAAATATTTTTTTACCAATATCCCATAATGCTTTAGCAAAAGCTTTAATTTTATCCCATAATGAAGATAATTTAGCCTTAATTTTTTCCCAATTTTCTATTAAGAGTTGTCCTAGTTTTATTATTAAACCTATCCCTGAGAAAAATAAAAATACTTTGACAAAACCTTTAATCTTATCCCAAAGTGAAATTAATTTTTCTTTTACAAGATCCCAGTTTCTATATAATAAAACACCAATGGCTATTACAGCTCCAATTGCAAGCATAATTGGATTAAAAGAAAGAGCTGCTAATGCAGTTTTTAAAGCTCCTATTAAAACTATCACCTTATTAATTACAAAAAGACCAGCTATTGCACTTGCTAATGGAATTAAAATTTCTTTCCACTTAACAATAAAATTTATTATTTTTTCTCCCCATGAAATTAGTTCACCAAAGATACTAGATAAATTTTCTGCCCATCTTGTAAATGTTCCATCTTCTTGAAATTTTACTAGTGTATTAGCTAGCGGTATGATAACTCTATCTCTAAGAATTTGAAAAGGAGAGTTTTCAACTATATCTCCAAATTCATTTACTCCTGCCAATGTTGCTAATGCTGATTTAGTAGCTCCTGATATAGTTGATAATCCTCCCTTAAATGTTTTAGCTTGCTTTTCCATAGCCCCACCAAAACGAGAGTCCATCATTTCAAATAAAGTCTTATTAAATAACTCTAAGTCATTAATTTGCCCTTTATTATTAAAAATCTCTAAGCCTTTACTTTTACCAAACTCAGCGATCATATTCTTAGTAATTCCGAATTCTTTTAATCTTTCAAGTTCTCCAGTTCTTGCATCAGCAATAGCTTCAATTGCTTGGTCAAAACTTTTTCCCATTCCTGAAGCCATGTCTCCAATCATTTCAAGATATGTTCTGTTAGTTGTTTTTAAAACTCTATCTCCTTCAATTCCATAAGACTGTAATTTCGTCATCCCAGAAAGGACTTCATTTGTTTCAAATGGAGTTCTGTTAGCAAATCTGCTAGCCCATGCTAGTTTTCTTCTTGCCATATCAGAATCTTTCAATACAGTTTCAAGTGTATTTCTATACTGTTCAATATTTCCAGCACCATCAATAGCGGTTTTTATTGTAAAACCTGCTGCTAATGCTGTAGCTATTCTTTTTAAGACACTTAGAAGTGTACTTGCTTTTTCTTTACTTTTTTGAAATTGTTGCTGGGCATAGTTCCCAAAATTTCCTAAACTTCTTCGAAGTGAAATAAAACCATTTCTTATTTTTGAAATAGCTGGAAAGTTAGCTGTTATTTTAGCTTTCAAGGAATTAAAAGTTGTACTAATTTTATTTTTTAAAGCAACTAAACTTTGTTTTACTGAACCAATAGTGTTTTTTAGACTTCCAAATGCTGAACTAACACTATTTTTTAAATTTGACATATTATTCTTTAAATTTCCAATTTGAGAGCTAATTTGATTCAAAGAAGCTTGTCCATTTCCTACAACTTTAAAAACCAATGATAACTGTTCTAACATTGCTAACCCTCCTTTCTAATTTTTATTTTTTCTTTTTGCATAATCAGCCCAAGCTAATTGTAAAAGCATATATTCTTCGTAACATAGATCTTCAACAGACTTTTTATAATATGGAATCTTAGATTCAAAACAAACATCAAATCTTCCTTGCTTAATCTTCCTTATTTTCTCCAAAGTTTTTAATGAATAAAAAGGGTGTTTGTTGAAATTCAGTTATAATCACTGTAATAGTTTCTAAAGCTTCTTGATCCATATTAAAAAATTCTATGTCTCTAGCTTCAGCTGGCTGAGCTATAAAAGTTTTTAATATTTTTTTACCTATTGCTAATTCATCTTTTTCTGATGAAAGCTTAAAAAATGTATCTGTTGAGACTCTCTCAATTCTAAAAGGTCTCTCTATTGTTTTAAAATCTTTCCCTGTCATCATCAAATTAAATTCTAAAGCTCCTAAACCTTCAGCTTTAAAAGTTATATTAGTTATGTTCTTGTCTTCTATTTTTTTTAAAAATTCCTTATTTTTTAATTCTTGTTGTTCTATTTTATTTTCCATTAATTCATTCCCTCCTTAACACCTACACATACAAGTTTAAATTCTCTTGAATCAGATTCTCCATCATTAGGTAATTCCCCTTTATTAACCCCAATTTCTTTTATACTGACTCCTCTGCTATATTTTGGGTTAGAGCTGTCTTTAAAATACCCTGACCCAGTTATTCCATTTTCAGAAGCATCTAAAAGTATTTTTTCATCTTCTGTTCCAGTTGGGACAGTTATTGTTATTTCTATATTTGAGTCAGGTGAATATATTATTCTTCTTTCCCCATAAACACTTTTATCAGATTGTTTATATGGATCCTCAGGTGCTCCAACATTCAATTTTCTCCATTCCTTAAAAGTATAGCCATTGAAAATAAAAGTTTTTTTACTTAAATCAACCATTATTTATTCCCTCCAATATCCTTATTAGTTTTTATCAATGTTAAATCCATATAATATCCCCAGTTTCTAATTCTAAAAAGCACTCTTGGTCTTATAATTCTAAGCCCTCTTTCTGTTGCAGTTTGATTAACTGGGTAAACCACATATTGATATTTGCCATTTAACTTTGCAATTAATTTATTAGCTCCCATTTCTTCCATAACATTAGTCAATGTCTCCTCTATAAAAGCATATCCTTCTTCATCTTGTGGGAACCCTTTTTTAATCATTGCTTTTTCTAGATTTTCATTAAGATTTACAATAATACAGTCTATTGCAGTAGTTTCATCTAAATAAGTTCCATCTGTTGATTTTCCACCATTGGCTGTTATGTAGCCTTCTGATGTTCTTTTTTCTACAAATGTAATATTATTCTTTGTAAGTTCAGGCTTCTTAGCTAATTCAGTGTCTGCTGTTACTCCTTGTAGTTCTATCATTGAGCTTCTGTATCCTGCACCTTTTGTTATAACTACTCCTGCATAAGCAGCTGCTTTATACTCCTTATCTGCTTCATCCATTTTTAAATTCCAAATAGGTGCAATTCTATCTGACTTTAATGTATCAGCTAATGGATAAGCTTTGACTTCTGTTATATAGATTCTTCTATTTTCAGTTAAAAAAGAACTTACAGCTTTCATTGTTTCGACACTATCAAATGTTGTTATAAGGGCATACCACTCTTTGTCTAAGTTTTCATTTAGTACTTCTTTCAACTTATCTTCTATCTTTTCTTGCCCGCTCGCAGTAATTCCAACAACTCCAAAGAAATCAGGTTTTAAAATATTACCATCTCCATCTCTTTGTCCTAGAAACTTCTCCACTAATTTATATACTTTTGAATTATTCCCAAAATCATTAGCAACATCTTTTGAGTTCATATAATATTTAAAATCTGCATTCTTATCATTTGTAACTATAAGAGTTTTATTTAATGAAGCAATTGTCAAATTCAATTCTTGTTCTAATACTACTTTTATCGGTTCTCTATATACTCCCATTATTCTTTCCTCCTTGCTATTCTGCTTTTATTTTTATTATTTACTAATAATTCTATTTCTTTTATTAATTCAAGTTCTCTTTCTTTTGTTACTTTCATATATTCAAAAACTATATCAAAAGTACAACGATACTCATATTTTGAATTAATTAATTCATTTAATGATTTTATTTCACTACTTTTTACAACTCCAGCATCAAGCCTGTTGATTCCTCTTCTTGCATTAAAAAGGATTAATTCTCTCAGTTCAATTGCATTTTCTAATGTTTCTTCTTGAGTTTCTGAATATACATCAAATTGAAGTCTTGCCATTATTCTGTATTCTGTTATTTCAAGATATTTTTCATCTTTTTTTATGTATTCTCTTTCTGTGTATCCTCTAAAATCAGCACTATTTATATTTAGTACTTGGTAAGTAGCATAAGGCTTTTTAGGAGGCTTTGTAGCAGTAAAAGCTGGTATAATTTGAATGTTACTCATTTTATTGAGTAATTCAATTATAATTTTAATCATCTTTTGTACTCCTCTTTAAAATATAGCTTTTTATATCAGCTAGATAATCAAAGTCAGTTATTTCAATTATCTTAAATTTTTCATCTCTTAAAATAGCAATATCCCCTTCTTTTAGTTTCTCTTTTGTAAACAATTCCATATCTTTTAAAGTAATTTCACCTTGAGGATAATACTTTAAAATGTCCGAAGAAACAGGCATATATACACCTTTTATAAATTTTTCTTTTTCTTTATTAGCTATATATTTCCCTTTTTCCCATCTTCCTTCAACACTTGAAATAATTTTTATATTTGTTTTGTGCTTACTTAATAAAATAACATTATCCATTTTATACATCCTTAAAATCTGATAAATATTCTATAGTCCCATTTTCATTTACTATTTGATACCGAATTGATTTTATTAAAAATCTATTGTCTATAAGTGGTTTTGTATTATTAGCCTGTCCATTTTTAGTTTTTATTTTTAAAGTTTTAGGATTATTTGGAGTTGCCCAAGTCTGAGCTGTAGCAATACTTTGAATTACTAAACCTCTTATAGTTTCCCCTACTCTCATAAGTGCTGGTTTGCCTTTTATATTTCCTTTTGCAACATCAGCCACAGCTGTTTTTATTAAGTTCCCTATATATTCTTTATTACTATCCAAAGCATTTCTCATGAATGGACGAGCAGGTATGCTAGAAGTCCCAAACTCATTATATATTGCATATTCAAGAATACTCGTTTTTCCATCTTCTCCTATTAAGCTTTTATCAATAGCTAATATTCCAATTTCTACAGTATGTTTACTTAAATATCCCATTTCTTGGCAAATTTCTACAATTGTCATATTTCTATAACTCCAAATAAGTCTTTTACTCCTCTTATAAAGTTGTCAGATTGTTCTATTTTATTTAAAAAAGTATAATTTATCCCTCTTATCCCATAGCTCTTTAATCCTTCAGCATTAGAAAGTTCTTCCTTTATGGTTGAGCAGATGAACATTAATAGATTTTCAGGTAATTCATCATAGCCAGCTATATATTCTATTTCTACATAAGAATCTGTTGTTATAATTTCATCAAATATTACTTTTCTATTTACAAAACTAAAAGGGAGCTTTTTACACCCACTTTTAGCGTTCAATACCCTTTCAATTTTCTTTCTAGGTAAGAATACATACTTTTTATTAAGTCCACTAACTAAACTTGTTATTTGCCCTTTTACAAGCTCATAACCTAAAATTACTTCTATTTTTTTTATTGTTGCATTGATATAAAAATTTAGAAGCTTTTCATCTTCAATGTTTGTGAGCATTTTAGCAATTTCTAAATCATATTTAATACTCATTTTTTTCTCCTTGCTAGAACTTTAAGAGGGAATAATCCCTCTTAAATTATGCTTTTTTCTTTAATTTCAAAATATTTTCAGGTAATTGAACCCCTAAACCTACGCCTTTTTCCATGTAGTATTTTGTATATCCCTTAGAAGTCACTTTATCTTCTAATCTCATTGTCATAGCATTATTTTGAATCCCTAATACTGCTGTACTTAAATCTGCAAAAACTCCAATCATTTCGTTAGCTGTTGCTGTAGCTATTGATTTTAATCCTGCATTTTTTGAAGTGATTAGAATAACAGGTCTAGCCATTAAAGTTCTTGTATTTCCATTATTTAAGTCAGTTATATAGAAATCTTTTTGTTTATTCTTCAATTTTGCAATAGCTGTCCAAGTTTCAGAAGTCATATACCATTTAGCATTTCTTGCTACATCTTCATCTAAAGCATAGTAAGCATCTATTAAAGAATCTACAAATGTAGTGTCGTCAGTTGAATCAATTTCAACTTCTTGTGTTACACTGCTGTCTTGTAAAATTCCAGTAGGCATATTTGTCCCTGTTCCATAAAATAAAGCATCTGCTAATTTTAAAGATAAAGCATATTCAACTCTTTTAACTAAGAAGTTAGCATACCCCACAAAATTAGTAGCTAATAGCTTATTAGTTACTTTTGGCATTGCATATAATGAATGTAATGTAATAACTACATGATCTGTTTTTGGAGCAGAAGTCTCTTCCCTGTCCCCTTCTTCTCCTATCCATCCAACTTCAGGTAGTCCCGCAACTTCTCTCGGAATTGTAAGGCTTCCATCTACTATCGGAATAAACTTTATATCTCCAAGTGCTGAATTTTGTGCAACTAATCTTTCAAGTAATGTATTTACATATTGTGTTTTAATAGTATGTTCCGAGTTACTTGTAGTAGCTGGATCTGCTGCAAACTTTATTTCACTCTCTGAATTAAAAACAGTTTCTACTGCTTTTCCATTCTTTTCTACTTCTTGAATCATTGCACTAAATTGTTCAGCAACTGTCACTTCTTTTTTTGTTGGCTTAAAATCTGCTTTTAAACTTTTTATGACTTCATTGAATTCATTCATTTGTTTTTCAATTTCTGCTTTGAATTCACCATTTAATTCAGTTTTTATTTCTTCAAACTTTGAATTAATTTCATTGAATTTAATAGGTAAATTTTTAATTTCTTCAGGTGTTCCTGCTTCTAATAATTCAGTTTTAAAGTTTGCTAATAATTCAGCCATCAATAATTTTAATTGTTCCTTATCCATTTGTCCTATTCCTCCATTTTCTTTATTAAAAACTCTTGTTACTTTACTTCCTTTTACAGCACCTTTAGGAGTCAAACTTCCTTCATGGGCTTCAAATTTATTTATATCTATATAATATTTGCCATTTTCACTATATTCTTTATAATCTATAATATTTCCACCTACTGACATTTCAAAAGGTAGTTTCATTTCTTTCATAAGTGAATATAATTTTACAGCTTCAGGATTTATATAATTACCATTATCATCTTTTGATAAATGGAATTCTCCCATAACTTCAAACCCTTTTTCTGTTTCTTCTCCTACCAATTTCCCAACTGGTAAAAGTTCACCATAATGATTGTATAAAAGAAGTAAAGTCTTCCCATTATTTCCTTGCATACTTCCTTTTTTAAATCTATAAATACCTTTTGCAAGACTGTCATTTTGCATATTTACAAGTATTCCTGTAAATTTCCCAGGTTCTCCTTCTTCTTCCTTAAACTTTTCAATTTCACAAGTAAAATTTAAAGTTTCATCAGAAAAAGTAATTCTTTTTTTTATCTTTTTCTTTGACATATCTACTCCTTTTATCTAAAAATAATTAAACAACTGCATCTCACAATTTCAGAAATTGGCAAAGTATCTTGGTGTGGGTAGTCTGCTTCCACACCATTTTTTAACTTCCACTTATAATTTATATCCACCCATTTATTACTTATAGCTTTATGATGTGGTCTGTATGTTTTTTTTCCACCAACATGTACCCAGCATTTTTCTTTCATCACATTCTTGGCAGTTTCATAACTTGTTGTATTAATACTCTTACTTGTTTCAGTTCTTGCTATTGTGCTAGCTCTTTGTTCTGTCATTCCATTGATATTTTTTACCAGTTCTTTTACCATGTCATTGTGTGACAAGCCTTCTTCTTGTCCTGTTGTAATTATCTTATTTAAAATATTTTTTGTTGTTGCTGTCATTTTAGTTGCTTGTTTTCCAGCATTTTTTGTATTCCAATTTTTTAAAAAATAATCTCTAATACCTTTTATAGTTTTAGGTTTTATCACTTTTTTGTAGATGTTTTGAAAGCCCTTAAAAGACTCCTCGAATGTATATAGATAAATTACTTCAAGTCCACTTTTAAACTTTTTCAAAAGCCATTCATAATCAATATTTATTATCATTTTTACATCATAAGATTTTGAATTATCTGCAATTACTTTATCTCTTAGTTCAATGAATATTTTTTCTATAATTTTCTTATTCCTTGCACTGAGTCTTCTTTCTAGTGCCTTAATTGCCTTTATTTTTTGAACTTCCTTTTTCATACATCCTCAGCCTTTTCACCTTCTGTTGTTGTTGGTTCTGTAATTTCTTCGAGTGTCATATCTCCACCATTTATAAGCAAGACATCTCCCCCTTTTAATTGTTCTAAACTTAAATCTGTAAGTTCTGATATAATTCTTCTATATTCATTTATAGTTACTCTATTTTTAAGAGGTTCCAACTTTTGAATAATATCTGCTATATCATCTTTTAATTCATCTGCTCCAGATAAGTCATAGTCTATATACTCACCATTTTTTAAATAATCACTTAATAAGTAATTAAGCCAATTTTTTAAATTGTTAAAGAATGGAATTACAGCTTCTCTATACAACTCTTTTTTAGCTTGTTTTCTGTTTTGATAAGTCGAATCACCACCACCAACTAATTCAATTGGAACATCTGCAGCTATAGCTGCTCTTTCATGTGCTTTCTGTTCAGCTGTACTCCAATCAGCATCTATAGGTGCTTTTGAAGTATCTTGATATTTAAGCCCTGATCCAAGTACTAGTGGACTCCCTGCATTCTCAGCTCCAGCATAGTGAGCTGAATATTTACTTCTTATTTCTTCCCTATCTTCTTTGTCTACAGCTCCTTCTGTTTGAAGGATCCCACCTGGTTTTCCTAAATTGTTAGCTAAACTCCAGTTCCATTTCCAAGCCTTGAATAAATAAGCCCCAAAGATTGCCAAAGCATTTTGCTTACTTCTTCCTTGTCCTATTCCATTACCACTAACTCCATCAATTATATTGTTATAGTTTGGAGAACTAAGCCACATATAATTTTTTAATTCCTCACCAGTAATAGATTTGCTAGGATTATGTATTTTTATTTCCCTAATTTTTCTACCTTCAAAATATACAGTAAAATTATTTGGTGAATGTACATATAGGTCTGGTGTAAATGAAGGTAATCCTTTAATTAATTCTAATAAAACTCCATTATTAGAACCTTCTAGCCAAACTATTAAATAATCTATGAAATCTTGGAATGATGTATTAGGATTAATCATTTTAAATAAATTATTCAAAATATGATTATCTACTTTTTTCTTCCCATCTTTTTTTCCTGTATAAACACCCATTTCTATGTTTTGACAAGCCTTTATCTTTTTCTTAATTGGCAGCATATAGCCTGGCTGTTCCCATATTGTTGACATATATTCAGATGCTTCAAAATTCTTCCCATCTCCAGTCATTACTGAACAATCTTTGAAAAACCAATTTTTAAAAATTTCTTTAATACTCATATACCCACTTCCCTTTTTTCATATCATTAGAAAATGCGTATCTTGTTGCATCTATCGTATGATTGTTTGAATCACACAAACGAGGTAAAGGATTTCCTTCACGGTCAGTGTCATAATCAATCATTTCAAATTCTCTTGATATGTTTGGAGTTCTCTTTGGATCTATCACTATAGCTTCCAAATCAGAAAGCCATTTTTCACCATACTCAACACTTCCAGCCCCTTTTTTTGCACCCCATGCACTTATATCATATTCCTTCAATTCATCTATAGATTTAGGCTCAGCACTATCACACATAACCAACTCATCATAACCTTTTGAAAGAATATAGTTTGCTAGATTTCTATTTTTTAAACCTACTCCATAATACTCATCTAGTGCATAAATAATACCTTTCTTTTTATCATATCCCCATCTTACAAAAGCTAGTGGATCAACTCCATAACCCCAGTCAACTCCATTTCTAAATTTTTCAAGTTCTGCAATCTCTGAAGCTTCTATTTCTCTTATTTCTAAATTAGGAAATGGAACAAGTCCATTGCCTATCGGTTCGCCCATATACACAAGTTTATACTTTGTTTCATCTTTTGCTTTAACTGCTTCAGCTTCTTTTATAAACTCATCAGATATATATGGATTATCTAAGTATGTTGAATGATGTACAAATACATTATTTTCTATAAAAGAATAATTGTATTTTTTATTAACCCAGTTATGTTTCATCTTTGGGGGATTGTATGAAAAGAACCCTTTATAAATAAGTCCATTCTCTAACTTTCCTCTAAATATAGAATTTAAAACTGTTTCAACTTCATCTTCATTCTTAAACTCTGCAAGTTCTTCAAACCAGTAACGAGTGACAGGAAATTGAGCTTCTTTTATAGATTTACTTTTTTGTGGGTCATCTACTCCCATAAATATAAATTTATTACCTCTTTCTTTGTAGATAATTTCGAGAGGACTAAGTTTATATTCAAAGTATTCCTCTACTCCTAAAAATTTAATAGCCCATTTTATTTGTTCATACACTGATTTTCTAAGTGTTTCCCCTACTTTTCTAAAACAAATAGTATTAACAGGATATTGCATTAAATCAACAACTAAAATCAAAGCAATATTAGTTGATTTTGCTGAACCCCTTCCACCTTTGCAAACTAAACGAGTGTATTTATTACTTTTCCAAGCTGAATAAAGTGGATAAAATTTAGGAGTTAATAAGTCTGATATTTTAAGTTGCTTTCTCTTCTTCTTTGATATCATCAAGTATCAGCACCCCTCTTTCTTCTTCATCAGCTTGTTGTTTCTCTTTTTTTTCTTTTTCTCTTCTTTTATCCATTTTTTCTAATACATTTGCGATTTTAATAAGTGAATCAGCAACCTTTGGGTCAACTAATGTTTCAGGATTTTCAATAATATTTAAAAGCATTTTCTTATGTGCTTCATCTAAAATTTCACCCATATCATCAACTGATAATTCTTTAAGTTTTCTAGCTTCTTCAAATTCTTCTTTATTTTCTTTTATCCATCTGTAAACAGTGCCTTTACTTTTATTTAAAGCACTAGCTATTTCATCAATACTTTTATTATCTGCATACATTCTTTTAGCTTGTACTAGCTCTAATTTCATAAAGACACCTCCATTTTTGTTTCTATATTGTTATAACTTTTTTCTTTTATAAATGTTTGGAAAAATTGGAAAAATAAAAAAAGAAGAAATAAAAATTCTTCTTTTTTTATTTATTATTTAAAATTTTTTCTTTTTAAAATATAAAAATCAACTAATTTTTCACATAATTCTGTATATGAATATATTGGAAGTTTTTCTTTAAAAAATCTTATCCCTCTTGTGACAAAAATATCAATAGGTAATTGTTCTTTTAATAAAAATTGAATTTCATAATTTTTTTCAAATTCCGTATATATATCTAAACTTTTTTTATACATCTCTCTAAGACTTAGTTCTGATAGAGGTTCTCTTGTTCTATTTAAAAAGATTCTATTATTATATTTTTCTCCTATTTTTTCAACTACTGCCTTAATATTTGATATTTCTTCTAAAAACAACTTATCTTTTTCAGTCAGTTCTACATCGGGTGCTTCAAAAATTTTAATATCTCTATAAGTTTTTAAATATGAATTTTCTTTTTCATTTAGAGAATCCATTAAACTTTTTTTTAAATTAATTTTAAATTTTTGTATTCCATGGTAATTCATATTTCTAGGATAATCTATATATGGTATATTCGTTATATCAAAAGGGTAAACACCTTCTTTATCAAAAATTACAACTACTGGTTTATTGAATGCTATTCTAAGCCCTAATTCAAACATGACATTATAGTTTCTTCCACTGACATCACATATAACAGTTTTATCATTATAAAGTCTGTTTATGATATTAGATTGTATTAAATTAGTTGAATCAGTTTCACTTACAATTCTACCATTTAATCCTGACTCTACTGCTACTTCTTCTAATATTTCTTTTACTTCTTCCCAATGTTTCTCGCTGCAACCATCAATTTCTGAGATAGGCATAATTAGTCCACAAGTTTTTTCATATTCTAATTTATCTTTCTTTTTTTCTTTTTTATCTTCTTCAGTCATATTTCCTCCAAAATCAAAATAATGTATAGTTCAATTCTTTTTTTATTTGGTGGGAGCTTTTAAAGGTGCTTTCTTTTTCTAATAGTTCAAGGCTTTCTAAATCAATTTTCCAAGTCCCTTTTTTATTATTTTTTATGTATTGCCCACCTAAAAGTCCTCTTTTACAATAATTATAAACAGTTTCTGTACTGACTCCCAATCTTTTAGCTACTTGAGCAACACTCAAATATTTTTTGGACATCTTAAGCTCCCTCCTTTTCTATAAAATATTAAATCTTTATTTTTATAAATTAAGCAATTCTTTTTTCTTTTTTTCAAACTCTTCTTGTGTGATAATTCCATTATCTAAAAGTTCTTTATATCTTTTTACTTCTGTTATTGGATCATTTGTATTTTGTACATTAGAATTATTAACTTGATTTTTTTCATTTTCACTAACAATTGAAGCTAGTATAGCAACTATATCTTCAGCTTGCTGTTTTGCTACTCTATATACAAAACCATCTTTTTTGAATTCAGTTGTTAATAACTCAATATATTCAGCTGGGACTATCTTATTATCTAAGACAATTTTTACTTTCAAGCTTTTAACAACTTCTTTAGCTTTTTTCCCACCAGTAAGTCCTCCAACTACTGCTCCTATTCCACCAAAAAGTGCTCCTCCAACTATTGCACTTCCAAGTCCACCTTTTGTTATAGTATTTCCATCTTCAAGAATTTCATATTCCAACAACTCAGAATAATCGTATATTCTAGCTTTTCTTAATAATGTCTTAGGAAATAATATTTTCTTTGCATTATCATCAAATTTTATTAATTTTCCTACTCCCCTTGTTCCCATAAAATTAGCAATATCTAAATTTGCTTTTTTTTCTTTTTCAATTTCTTCAAGGATTTCATTTTTTGTTGTTTCTTGTAATTTTTTAAAAGTATTTCTATTGTTTCCACATAAATCCAAGCATTTACTACATATAAAACCATCATTTAGTTTTTTACTTGTTTTTTCTTTTACACAAATTGAGCAAATTCCTTTTTCATCAAATATTCCAAACATAAACAATCCCCCTTAATAAAATGATTAAATATATTAAAATATATCATATTATTTTTTAATTTTCAATAAAAAAAGCTTGACTTTTTATATACTATGGTGTATAATAAATACATAAGGAGGTGAGAAAGTGAGTAGGAAAAAGAAAAAAAGAACAACCGAAGAAATCTTAATTACACTATCAATAATACTCGCCATATTAGAAATAGTTAAAGTAATTATAGAACTCTTCCAGTTATTCTTCTAAAACATCAAAGGGAAAGGGGAAGAAATTCCCCAAGTACCTTATCTCTTACTCAATTATACTATGTCTAAAGAAAAAATTCAAATATTAATTTTAGTTTTAGGAATCATTGCAGTTACAGTATCTATTATTTTAAAATTTGTGTAAAAGGAGGACTTTATGGCTGTATCAGAATCTCAAAAAAAAGCAAATAAGTCGTATAGAGAGAAAAATCCAAAAAAAAATCAATATTTATCATACCGTTCAACAGCCCGTAGTTTTATTAATAATCATGCTACTTTAGATGACTTAGAAGAATTAAAAAATTTAATTTTAAAAAAAGAAATTCAATTAAAAAGAGAGGATTAGACCTCTCTTTTATCTTATATTCTCTCTAATTTTTTCAAATGCTCTATGTTTCATACTATGAACCCATTGCCTTGACATTCCAAATTTCTTAGCTATCTCCTCTCCTGAATAACCTTTAAAAAATAAGAGATCCAATATTTGCCTTTCTTTCTTTGTGCAACAATTTAGTAAATTTTCTACAAGTACTTTATTTTCTAAATTATCTATTTTTATATTTTCATCTCCAATTTCAAGATCTTCAATTCCTGAAAAATATACTCTTTCTTGCTCACCCTTTTTAATGCTCTCTATGACATACTGAGGCACTCTATATCTTTCTTTATCTATATATTTTCTAATCTTAGCTTCTATATGAAAATATAGATGTGTCATAAACTTTGTATTATAGCTTTCATCAAATGTTTTAATTGCCTGGTAAATTCCAAGTATCCCTTCCTGGAATCCATCATCTGTTCCACCCCATTTGTTATTTATCTTTCTAACAGTGTTCAAGTACCTTTCAATTAGCTTTTCAGTAGCTTCATTGTCTCCAGCCTTAGCTTTCCTTATTAACTCCAAAATTTCAGTACTTTCCATTTTATCACCTTATAATTATAGTGCTAATTTACTCCTTACTATCTTTTCTTCAGCTACTTTTATAACGTTTCTAAGTTCTTGTTGTTCTCCAATTATTTCAAGTTGCCTACTTTCAATTCCTGCTCTTTTTTCTTGTAGTTTTTTCAATTTAGAATTTAAAAGCTCTATCTCAGCTTGGATTAATTCTTTTTCTTGTTTTAAATTATCTTTTTCTTTAAAGTAATTATCTTCAAAATTATCCTCAGCAATTTTAGCTCTTTTTAAGTTTTCTAGTAAGATATTTAAAATTGCCTTGTTTCCTTCAGCATCCAATTCATAATTTATAGGATAACAAGTAACTAAACTTGACTCAACAATTACATAAGTCATCATTTTATCCTTATTTATATAGAACTCAGCTTTTTTATGTTTATCATACGAAGCTGTACAGATATATTCTAGTCTTCCTAATTCAATTTTTAAATTTGTTTCTAATTCTTGAATTTTATCTTCATTTGCTTTTTTCCAAATATCCCAAGTTCTATCACTTACAATGTTTGCATTATGTACTCTTGAAGCATATCTCATTAAAGCGTGTTTTGTTATATTTATTTCTTTCATTAATCTTCCTCCCAATCAGCTATATCTTCTAAATTTGAATGTGAATGATTATGACAATGTGAACATTCATAAAATTCATTGTCATAAAAACTTAAATCATCCCCAGTAGTTTCTTTCTTTGAATCTAATTTATATAAAATTCCTTTTCTTATTCCTACTTCCTCTCCACACTTTTTACACTTCCACATTTTTAACCTCCAAATTAGATTTTTTCAGTTTTCTTTTTTCTTGCCATTCAAGTATCTCTTCTAGAACATAAATTAATTTACTACACTCTTTTACTGTCATATTATCCATTGTTTTATTTTTTCCAAGATAGTGTTCAATAAATTCTTTTTTATCTTTTTCCTTGTAAACTTTGCTATATAGTGAATTTAACTTGTTTTTTTGCTTTTCTGTTGCATAGTCATTAATTAATCTATCTAAGATTTTTATAAGAATCTCAGCTTGGTTATAGCTGAGATCCTTACTAGAATTCTTATTAAATTTACTTTTTAAAAGTAGTCTATAATCTTCATCTTTTAAGCCTGCTTTATGCTTTAAAGTATGAATATATTTAATTTGATGTTTCTTTATTTCCTTCATTTTTCAAGTCCTCCATTACTGTAGTCATAGAAAGAGGAATATTGACTTTGTTCCCATTTTCATCTTTATAGTATGCTTCTATAAATGTCTTAGACTTCTGAGGTTTCCAAGCTTCTTTTATTATTTTAACTCCTTCAGTTAGTTCAGCATCATCTATATTTCCAGCTATTTTCTCCAGCTCCATAACTCTTGAAGCCTTCAGGTTACCGTTTTTATCTTTCTTTAATAGTAAATTTACTATTTCAAGTAAATGACTATTTTCATCCTGAACAGATTTATAAATATAGCTTTTAACCTTTTCTATCCCTGAGTGAACTGTATCGTCAAAACTGTCAAGCATTCTATGACCTAGTGTTATAGTGAACTTCCCATCACTACTTGTAAATGTATGAGACTGTTGCTTATCATTTACTCCATATAGTTCAGCTTTTAATTCAGTTATGCTCTTGAAATCATCAAATACTTCTTTCTTAGTCATTGCAATTTGTGCTGAAACTTCTTTCACTTTCTTCATTGAATTCATTACTGTTTCATCAACAAGCTTTTTATAAGCTTCTATCTTTTCTTTTCTTTTAGCTTCCTTACTTTTTTCTTCTTCTAAAAATTGTTTTCTTAGTGCCTCTTTTTCTTCAGCAGTTAGATTTTTAATGTCCATAATTCCTCCTATTTAAATTCTTGTAGTTTTTCTTCTAGTAGTCTTTTTCTTTCCTTAAAGAAATTAAATGTAAATTGTCCACCTCTTGTCTTATCATTTTTGTAAATCTCTATACATTTATTGATCTCTTTAATTTTTTGCTCAATTTCTTCTTTTAATTGCTTATGATTAAAGTAAATCCCTGTGTCTTCATTTGTTCCTATAGGTTCAGAATCAACAGTAAAATAAGTTAAAGTCTGTTCTTTAACACAGTCTTTGCAATAGAACTCTCCAAGACAAGCTTCATAAAATTTCTCTCCATCTTTTATCTCAGCTCCACAATTTTCACAATAAATTTTTATACTCATATTGTTTTAACTCCTCCAATCTTATAAATTCTTCATAGCCTGTCAGTACATCTTCTAATACTGCATAAACTCCATTATTATATTTGTATAAGTAAACTATTCCATCAATTATATATAAGTCTTTAAATTCCATATTTAGTCCTTTAATCTTTTGAAATCTATGATAACAAATCTCACATCTGATGTCTTAAACTCGTTCTTCATATTTTCAATTTGTTGTTCTCTAAAAGCTTTTAATTGTCTGCTAGTCATTTCTTCAGGAAAAGTAAATGCCCAGCTACCAACAGAACCTACTCCATCTACACAATAATAGCAACAAATCCAGTATTTGTATTTTTTATAAAAAAAATGTCTACAGTCGTAACCTATATTAAAACCAGCTATTAATAAAGCTATTGACAATCCTATTAAAGCCCATGTACTCATAATTCCTCCTTGTCAAATCTCACACTTAAATAACTTTTTTTCTCTTTTTTATCATTGATAATTTCAACTTGAATGATTCTTGAATTTACATTTAATATTTTATATTTCTTTCCTTCTGTAAGTTCTCCAGTTTCAGCAACAATACAATTTACAATATCACCTTTTTCTAACTTCCGCATTTGAACCTCCTTGATTATTAGCAACAATTAATATAGAAGCTACAACAATTGCTAGTTTTTTTCTCATATTATTCTCTCCCTTGCCTTGCTAATTCCATTTAACACAATTCAAATCAACACTAATTTTTTGAAAGTTTTTTGTTTATTTGTACTACAATTTTTTTTATTTCTTCAGTAATTTTTACATAGTTTTCCCTAGCTTTTGAATTCCCTTTGTTAGCTGCTTGAATGTAGTTCTTTCTTTTTACTGAAAGAGTAGCTAGTTCATTTAATTCCTTATCAATTTTTAAAGCATCTTTCCCATATTCTTGTTTTAAAATTTTCTTAGCTTCTTCAGTCAATACCTTATCTTTCATAGTTCCCCCTTTTTTATAATGCTAGAGTTGATAATGCAGCATCTATATATTTCTTTTCAATTTTTAATGAGTTATTTTGTAAAGCTATTTCATAGCTTGAAGTTAAAACATTTGCTAAGTTTCTTGCTGAACCTCTTACAACTATATTTATGTAGCTGATTAATGTTTGAAGCTCAGTTTCTTTATATAGTTCTATTTCATTTTTTAAAAATTCTTTTACAATATTTGAAACATCATCTATTGCTAAATCTTTTAAGGAAATATTTACAACAGCTCTTGAATATAAGTATTCGTATTCCTTTTTCCTCGATAAAATTTTACTTTTTAAAACTTCAGTTCCTGCAATAACTACACCAACCCCTGTTTGGTCAGCTATGCTTCTTACAATATCAATTACATTTGCTTTTAAATGTTCACCTTCATCAATAATGATGATGGTTTCTGTTAGTTTTATAGCATCTTTTATCCTATCTTTTAGAGTTTCAGAACTTCCTGTTGTATCAAGTTTTAATTCTTTTGCTATTTTTTTAATAAGTCCAACACTAGATATCCCATTTTCTGCTGTTATTAAAACTCCCCTACCACCATAAGTTTTTAACCATTCTTGTAAAGCATGAGTTTTTCCTAATCCTGCCCTTCCGTATATATAACCTATCTTAGAGCTTTCTATAATCCCTTCAGTTATATTAGAAGATACATACTTCTTTATAGTATTCAACACATGAAAAACTCTCTTTTTAGTTTCTGTATTTACTGAAAAATTTATTCTTTTTATTTTTCTTTTATGTCTATCTAAAAAGTCACTTACTTTTTCAGAAAATGCTTCATTGTCTCCTGAGTATGTTCCTTTTCTCCATTCACTTAATGTACTAGCTCCTACACCCATAGCTTTTGCTATTTTTGTAAAGCTCATGTTATTATCTTCTGAAAAAATTTCTAATCTAGTTCTTAAATCGTCCATGATTCCTCCTAATCTTCTAAGTATATTCCTTCACCTATAAGTATTCTTTCTTTTTCATTCTTTTTCTTGTTTTCTATAGCCTTAGTGTCTTCAACTATTGTCGCATCAATTAAATCTAAATCATCTCTTATGTCTTCTCTTATTCCCATAATCTCTTTACTTAACTTACTAATTTTTTGAAGTCTTTTCTTATGTGTTTTAATAGCAGTAACATCTTTCCAACCAGCAAGTCCTAATTGCTCAGCTTTACATAAAAATTCCCCTGTTTCCTGATAAACAAAGATATAACTTAAATCATGAGGATCATACTTAATCTTACATTTCTCAGTTTGGTGATAATATAGGTATTCATTTACATAAGTATTTCCCATAAATTCAATACCATTTTGCTTTATAGTTCTTATTTCTTCATACAAGAATAGTAATCTAAGTTCCTGATCTGATAACATTTTTCTATTTGAAATTGGATTTTCTTCTTGAAATACTTCCAATGGTGTTCTGTTGTTCATTCCTCTACCTCTGTGAGCTTTCAGTCCTGCTGCTCTTCTTAAAGCATAATAATTATGGTTTTTAGTTTCTATAAACTTTTCTATCAGCTCTTCAAGCTCCCATTGTTCTAAGATTTCTCCTTTATCCAATTTTTGCATTGCAAAACTTCTAAGATGCTCAGGTCTTTCTATAATATTTCCACCTTTATAAGTTGCAAATTGCTTTGTAAAGCTTTCTTTGAAATCAACAAACCATCTTTCTATGTGCTTTGCTTGAGCATTGTATGCTCTTGCATGATCTACATTTATTCCTAAACTTGCATATATCCCATCTAGTTCATCAGTTCCTTTCAAAACTTTAGATTTATATGCCTTCCCGTTATCAGTGTATAAATGCTGAGGTACTCCATATTTTTCAATCCCTCTTTTTAAAGCTATAGCTATAGCTTCAGTTGTTTCACTCCATGCCAGACTCCAACCAACTATAAACCTACTTTTTACATCAATCCAAACTATTAACTTTGGAGAGCCAAAGTATCTATCACCATTTGATTTTTTCTTATCACCTTGATAACACATCATTTCCAAATCATGCCCATCTGACATCCAAACTTCTCCAGCTTTAATATCTTCATAACTTCTTTCAATAAATGGTGTATAAGTGTCTTTGAACTCTTTGTTTCCCATTCTTGCCTTATCTTTTTCAATAATATTTATATCCTTATTAAGATAATTTCTTAGAGTCCCATAACTAATTGCTTCAACTCCATATCTTGCTACAACTCTTTCAAATACAAATGAAATTTTTGGTTTATTTTTACTAAAATATAGCATTTTAGCAAATTCTAAAACTTCTTTTTCTACTCTTCTTATTCCTTTAGTTGTTCCATGTCCAGAAGCTAAAGCCAATGGATTATGTTTATTTTTTATATATACTCCCCACCATCTACGAAGTGTAGGCACTGTCAACTTCTTTAAAATCTCCATTTGTTGAGGATAGTTCCTATCTACATCATTTACAAACTTTTTTATTATTTCTTCCTTACTATCTCCACCTTCCTCATACTTTTCTTCCAGTTTCATGCAAAGAATAAATCTTGCATTAGCAACCCGTTGATTCCAACCTGGTAGCTCATCAATTGCTGTTGCCTCTTTCTTTGCCACTGTCCTAGTTGCTACTTTCTTTTCTTTTTCTTCCTTAACTTCTACTAATGATGATATATAAGCATCAATTTCAGAAGCCTTATAGACATTCTTATAAACTTTTCCAATTTTTTTCTTTTCAACAGTCCAGCCTTGAACTTGTGCAAATCTTAAAGCCTGAGTTCTAGTTTTTTCAAAGAGTCTTTGTAAATCTTCTAATAAGTATTCTTTTGTCATAAAAGCTCCTTTCTAAAAGATCCTTACATTCAAAGCCCTTTCAATTCCCTTTTCAGTCTCTAGATCTCTTTCTGCATTAAGCCCTCTTAATGCTCTATATACCTTCTTTTCATCTAATTTTTCATTTTTACAAAAATCTTTCAATGTCAAATCTCTTTGTAACAGTGACTTTTGAAATGTTTTTACTCTTTTATCTCTATTCTTTACATAAGCTGGAACTTTATCACATAATGCTAGTACCTCAGCTTCTCTTTCTTCTAATTCACCATTTAAAAGCTTTTTGAATTCATATTGACTTAGATTAAGTTCCTGCATTACCTTTTGCAAACTTATTTCTGCATCAATTAAATTCTTTTTTATTTCTGTTATTCTAATTAATTTTTCTCTATATTGCTCTACCTTCTGTTCTATACACATTTTCAAGCTCCTTTTCTATCTTTAAAATCATCTTTTTATATATGTTTGGATGCTTTCTTAAGTGTTCAAGCATTCCTTTTAAAAAATTTATTCTTTCCATTTCTTCTCCTTTTTGATATAATCAAAGTGTTGTTTTTTTTATTTGGGACACCATAGCTTTGCCGAGCATGATGTCCTTTTTTTAATAATTAAAATATTGATAACCTACTCTCTTATAATATTGTCTTAAACTGTATCTATCTTTCAATCTTAAATACTCAACTGCCTCCTCTTCTTTTCCTGGTTTTATATATAGCTCTAAAGCTATTGAATGTTTCATATCGTCAAAACTACATACTCTTCCTAAATATTTCTTTGTATTTAATTTGTTGCTTTTCCATAAGGTAGTTAGCTCAAATGGAAAAATTTCATTTTCAAGCTCATGCTTTTCAGCATATTGCAATAGATTTTTTATTAGATCCTTGCTTACTTTCCTTCCTAATATTGTTGAAGCTGGATAGTCAATATCTTCAACCTTTATTTCTACAATCTCTTTGAAAAATAAACCTAATTCTTTAAGAACTAAGTACATAAGTCTCTCCCTTTCAGGTACTGAAGCTACCAATATATTAAACTGCTCTATTGTTATAAAGTCTTTTCTTTTAAAGACTCTTTTATACTTTCTAATATTTTCAGTTACATCTAATCCTAATATTTCTTCAAAGAAAAACTCCAAAGCATTAAGTTCTACAAGTATAGTATTTACTGATAATTCCATTAATTTATTATCTAAAAATCTTGTTACATCTTCTTTCTTTACATCTATCACATCCTTATTAGTTGATTCTAAAAATTCTTTTACTATTCTTTTGTATGTTCTTCGAGTTGAAATTGAATAGTCTCTGTAGTTCATTTCTGATTCAAGACTTAATAAATCGAAATAAAATTTATTGTTTTCCTCCATCTTCATCTCCATACACTTCACCACTTAGTTCATTAACAGCATCAACAATTTCATCCATCTTACTTTTTATTAGTTTTATATCTTCTTGCATCACTCCAATCATTTCAAAATATGTTTTTGCTTTTTCAAAAAATTCAAATATGTTTGCTATTTCATCATCTCTCTGAGTTACTAATTCCAACATTTGATCTATTTTTGGTTCTATCTTTGTTTGTAGTGCTGGAACTCCTTGATTTAAAGCTATTTGATTATTTTTAATTCTTGTTATCATTTCTTTTGAAAATGTTTTTATAAATTTTCTGAACTCTTTAGCTCTATTTGTATTTGCTAAATAAGAAATTTCAAAGATTCCATCTTGATTAAATACTCTTTTATCTCTTTTCTTTAACACTCCTCCTTCATTGCTTAAAACTTTCTTTATTTTTGAAAACTCTGGACTTTGTAACTCTGGATTTCTTAAAATAATACTTTTAAAACTATCTTTATCTTTAAATCCTAATGCTTTTGCTAATTCGTCCATATCCATTTCAATTTCATGATTATTGTTTACCACCACTTGAAGCTCTGTATTTTCAAATACTACTAAATTATTTTTATCGTTCATCTCCTCCACCTTTTATTTGATTTTTAACCTCTTAAAAGCTATAATTTATTAAAAAACTTTGGAGGTATATTTTATATGTTTGATAGTTACTTTTCTATTTTTTTAATCATTCCTTTTTTATTACTTCAAATTTTCTTTTACTTTACTTTTTATACTTTAATAACAGGATGTAAATATTTTTATCTTATACTAAGAGTTCCAATAAATAGGCTTCTTTTTTTGAAAGATAAATATTATTCTGTACATTTTTTTTCATCTGCTATTGTATTTCTATTTAATTTATTCCCAAGTTTATCTTTTTATAATGAAGCTATCTTATTTTTCATTATTGTTCCTACATTATTATTTTTTAAAACAGAAGTAAATAGAGTATTATTAAATTATTCTTTGAAAATCATTCTATTTTGTTATATTCTGAAGTTTTATCCACAGAATATAAGTTCTTTCACTATAACTCAAAAATTATTACTTCTTGCAGAGACACAAAATGTTTCGCTATTTGATTACTTATTGCTTATTATTAAAGCCATTGTTTCAGCTAGTTTGTACCTTACAATTATTAAATCTATAATTATAATGAGTTTAGAATTCTTAAGAAAAGAATCGGAAGAAATGCAAGACAAAATAATCCAAGAACTGACTCAAGAAAAAGAATAATTATTTTAGCTACTATTACTTTTTCATCTTTTTCTTTACCTTCAAAGTATTTCAAGTTAGCTTTTTCTTCTGTTCCTAAATATAGGTAATACTTTATATACTTTATAAGATCCTTACTCTCCATATGCTCCTCCATATTTTTTATTTTAAATTTTAAAAATGTTCTATAGGCATTCCCCCTTTAATTTAGTATAGTATTTCAATTTCCAATGTCCTGTGTACTTCTGTCCCCCTTTCTTTTTTTTATATTTTTTATTTTTATATTTTTTAGAAAAATATCTTTAAAAAATAAAATCTATTTTACAGATTTTGATTTTAAATCTCGGATACAGATTTTATTTGTAACAAATGTAAAAAAATGTTATAATTTTTTATACGATTACTATTTCTTATAATTACAAATTGTTAAATGTTTCTTTTTGTTTCTATATTTTATATATTACAGTAACAATTTGTTTTTGTCAAGATATTTTTTTCATTTTGTTAAAAGGAGGTGTTTCTTAATGTTAGATGTTGGAAAAATGATAAAAGAATTAAGAATGAAGAAAGATATCTCACAAGAAGATCTAGCAAATGCTTTATCTGTTAATAGAGCAACAATTGCAAACTATGAAAGTGGTCGAAGAGCCTTAACTATTGATAAATTAGAAGAGCTTTTAGCAGTACTTGACACAAGCTTAGCTGATTTTTTTAATTCAAATAATTTAGAAAAAACCAAATCAAAACCTCAAGAGCTAAGAAAGATCCCAATTCTCTCTGATGTAAGTGCTGGGTATGGTAAAGAAGCTTTAGAAGATGCAACCCACTGGATAAAACTTCCTGCAAGTATTGCTAGAAATGCAACCTTTGGAACTTTTGTTGCTGGTGATTCAATGGAGCCTAAAATAAACGATGGAGATCTTTTGCTTGTGCAAGATATTCCTCAACTTGATAGTGGTGAAATTGGTATTTTTCTTCTAAATGAAAAAGTTTATTGTAAAAGATTTCGTTATAATCCAATCACAAAAGAAATAGTTTTAAAATCCTTAAATAGTGATTATGATCCTATACATATTACCCAAGATGATGATTTTAGAATTGTTGGAAAAGTCGTTGGAATTTATGATTATACAGTTTAATTTTATGTTCTATTTCAACTAGGTAGCACATTGCCACCTAGTTGTTTTTTATTGATTTTATTAATGTTTTTACTTTTTTAATTGTTTTTGTATGCTTAAGTTTTGTATTTTTTCCTTTTTTTCTACTTCACTCTTTCATTTTTTATTTTTGCACACCATTTTTTATTTTCTATTTTTTTAAACTTCTTATTTTTTCGATAAGTTTTACGCTGTGCGAGCTTTTTCTTTTAATAACACTTTTTTAATCCTTGCACACCATTTGAAACATGTTAGAAGATTAAAAAAAGGGATCTTAAATCCCTATTGAATGATTATTGAATTTTATCGAATATTTTTATTTTTTTTCATTTATGCTGTGCAGGAATAAAATATTTTCTTATTTTTTCTCAATAATTATCATTTTTTATCAATCATTCACACATCATTTTATCTATACCAATACCCCTATAATTCTATTATTAATTAATATGATCCTTTAAAAATTAATATTATCATTTCATATTACCCCCTACACTTATATAGGAAAAGTGCAACTAGATAATGGTAAAATAATAGATATACCTCCATTAAAATTTAAAAAACATGTTCTTATAGAAAAATATA